TCGCCTCGTCCACGCTTTCGTAATACAGGTAGATTTGTTCAAACTTACATGCCTACGTCTTATACAAAGCATAAAGCGTATATACAAGGACAAATGCCTAAGTTGAATCTAGAACATGCACTAAAAATCGAATTAGACTTTTACTTTCCATTGCTTAAATCATGGTCGAAGAAAAAGAAAAGTGAAATGGTTGGACAGTATAAAGTGACTAAGCCGGATATCGATAACTTAATTAAAACAGTATTAGACGCATGTAATGGTCATGTATGGAAAGACGATAACCAAATTACAGAAATAACTAGCTCAAAGCGTTATGGACTAGAACCAAAAATAATCATGCGAGTTGAGGAAGTGATCTAATGCAACAACAAGCATATATAAACGCAACGATTGATATAAGAATACCTACAGAAGTTGAATATCAGCATTTTGATGATGTGGATAACGAAAAAGATGCGCTGGCAGATTACTTATATAACAATCCTGGCGAAATACTAGAGTATGACAATTTAAAAATTAGAAATGTAAATGTAGAGGTGGAATAAATGGCGGGCATAAAAACGAAAGTGAGAATAGACGGTAAATTGATGACGCTTATTGATGTATCGGATAAATACGACATCAAAGTATCGACATTGATTACTAGGTACGACAGAGGGGCGAGGGGGAAAGATTTAATACAAAATGTAGTAAAGCCTAAGAAAGTAAAGGTTGACGGCAAAATGATGACTGTTAGCGAAATAGTTAAAAAGTACAACCTAAGCAAAGGACTAATTAATTACAGGGTAGCAAAAGGGCTAACGGGCGATGCGCTTATTGCGCCACCACAAGAAAAACCCCCTTCTAAATACACTGAATATGAAAATGAGCAGATGAAAAAGAAAGGACTCACGCCCGAAATAGTTAGAAACAGAGTTGCGAAGGGTTGGGAGATGTCGGAAGCAATTGATGCACCTTTCGGCATGAAGCTAAACGACTATAGAGAAATACAAATAACAAAAGCTTTGGAGCGAGAGTGTGAAATGGCTAGGCAACGACGTAAAGAAGCTGAGCTAAGAAGAAAGAAGCCACATTTATTTGATGTACCACAAAAACATTCACGTGATCCGTACTGGTTCGATGTCACTTATAACCAAATGTTCAAGAAATGGAGTGAAGCATAATGAGCATAATTAGTAACAGAAAAGTAGATATGAACGAAATTCAAGACAACGTTAAGCAACCGGCGCATTACACATACGGCGACATTGAAATTATAGATTTTATCGAACAAGTAACGGCACAGTACCCACCACAATTAGCATTCGCAATAGGTAATGCAATCAAATACCTATCTAGAGCACCGTTAAAGAATGGACATGAGGATATGGCAAAAGCGAAGTTTTACGTTGATAGAGTGTTTGACTTGTGGGAGTGATGACAATGACAGATAGCGCACGCAAAGAATACTTAAGCCGATTTTTCGGCTCTAAGAGATATCTGTATCAGGATAACGAGCGAGTGGCACATATCCATGTAGTAAATGACACTTATTACTTTCATGGGCATATCGTACCAGGTTGGCAAGGCGTGAAAAAGACATTTGATACAGCCGAAGAGCTTGAAACATATATAAAGCAACATGATTTGGAATATGAGGAACAGAAGCAACTAACTTTATTTTAAAAGGGCGGAAACAATGAAAATCAAAATTGAAAAAGAAATGAATTTACCTGAACTTATCCAATGGGCTTGGGATAACCCCAAGTTATCAGGTAATAAAAGATTCTATTCAAATGATGTTGAGCGCAACTGTTTTGTGACTTTTCATGTTGATAGCATCTTATGTAATGTGACTGGATATGTATCAATTAACGATAAATTTACTGTTCAAGAGGAGATATAACAATGAAAATCAAAGTTAAAAAAGAAATGAGATTAGATGAATTAATTAAATGGGCGCGAGAAAATCCGGATCTATCACAAGGAAAAATATTTTTTTCAACAGGATTTAGTGATGGATTCGTTCGTTTTCATCCAAATACAAATAAGTGTTCGACGTCAAGTTTTATTCCAATTGATATCCCCTTCATAGTTGATATTGAAAAAGAAGTAACGGAAGAGACTAAGTTTGATAGGTTGTTAGAGGTATATGAGATTCAAGAAGGAGTCTATAAATCCGCATTACACAAAGGTATCAGTTTGAACGAACGTTTTGAAGACGACAATATTTTTCCTACTAAAGCATTCTATATCTTAAACGATGACATGACGATGACATTGATTTGGAAAGATGGGGAGTTGGTAGAATGATGTTGAAATTTAAAGCTTGGGATAAAGATAAAAAAGTTATGAGTATTATTGACGAAATCGATTTTAATAGTGGGTACATTTTGATTTCAACAGGTTATAAAAGTTTCAATGAAGTAAAACTATTACAATACACAGGATTTAAAGATGTGCACGGTGTGGAGATTTATGAAGGGGATATTGTTCAAGATTGTTATTCGAGAGAAGTAAGTTTTATCGAGTTTAAAGAAGGAGCCTTTTATATAACTTTTAGCAATGTAACTGAATTACTAAGTGAAAATGACGATATTATTGAAATTGTTGGAAATATTTTTGAAAATGAGATGCTATTGGAGGTTATGAGATGACGTTCACCTTATCAGATGAACAATATAAAAATCTTTGTACTAACTTTAACAAGTTATTAGATAAACTTCACAAAGCATTAAAAGATCGTGAAGAGTACAAGAAGCAACGTGATGAGCTTATTGGAGATATAGCTAAGTTAAGAGAGCGCAACAAAGATCTGGAGAAGAAAGCGAGCGCATGGGATAGGTATTGCAAGAGTGTTGAAAAAGATTTAATAAACGAATTCGGCAACGATGATGAAAGAGTTAAATTTGGAATGAAATTAAACAATAAAATTTTTATGGAGGATGACACTAATGAATAACCGCGAACAAATCGAACAATCAGTTATCAGCGCTAGTGCATATAACGGTAATGACACAGAGGGATTGCTAAAAGAGATTGAGGACGTGTATAAGAAAGCACAAGCGTTTGATGAAATACTTGAGGGTTTACCTAATGCTATGCAAGATGCACTCAAAGAAGATATTGGTCTTGATGAAGCAGTAGGGATTATGACGGGGCAAGTGGTCTATAAATATGAGGAGGAGCAGGAAAATGACTAACACATTAACAATTGATCAGTTACAAGAGTTATTACAAATACAAAAGGAGTTTGACGATAGAATTCCAACACTTAATTTACAAGATAGTAAGGTTGCGTATGTTGTTGAATTCTTTGAATGGTTTAATACATTGGAAACGTTTAAAAACTGGAAAAAGAAACCAGGTAAGCCATTAGATGTGCAGTTAGATGAGTTAGCAGACATGTTGGCGTTTGGATTGAGTATTGCGAATCAACAATCAGACGATATGGAAGAAATTTTGGATTATGTAGAAGATGGCATTTTTACCGATTGTATAGATAGTGTTGAAATTGATTTTAATGACAGTGATATAGTTGATGAATTTATGTCAGATATAGACGAATTATACAACGGTTGGTTTAGTATTAATTTATTCTTACCATTCGCTATTGCAATCCAATACTACACTATCGACAAACTCATCTCAGCTTATAAAAAGAAAATGGAGCGAAATCATGCAAGACAAGATGGAACAGCAGACACAGAAAAAGGTTACGTGTAAAGACATCTTAGATCGAGTCAAGGAGGTTTTGGGGAAGTGACACAATACTTAGTCACAACATTCAAAGATTCAACAGGACGTAAACATACACACATAACTAAAGCTAAGAGTAATCAAAGGTTTACAGTTGTTGAGGCAGAGAGTAAAGAAGAAGCGAAAGAGAAGTACGAGAAACAAGTTAAAAGGGATGCAGTTATTAAAGTGGGTCAGTTGTTTGAAAATATAAGGGAGTGTGGGAAATGATTAAAAAAATACTAAGACTATTATTCTTACTAGCAATGTATGAGCTAGGTAAGTATGTAACTGAGCAAGTATATATTATGATGACGGCTAATGATGATGTAGAGGTGCCGAGTGATTTTGAAAAAATCAGAGCTGAAGTTTCATGGTAATAGCTATTATCATTTTTGAATTAATTATATTAATGTGTTTAGCAATAGCACTGGAGGTGTTGTAAATATGTGGATTGTCATTTCAATTGTTTTATCTATATTTTTATTGATCTTGTTAAGTAGCATTTCTCATAAGATGAAAACCATAGAAGCATTGGAGTATATGAATGCTTATCTTTTCAAGCAGTTAGTAAAAAATAATGGTGTTGAAGGTTTAGAAGATTATGAAAATGAAGTTGAACGAATTAGAAAAAGATTCAAAAGCTAAAGAGAGGCGATAGGCTTCTCTGCTCTATCTAAAATAATGAAAGGAGCCGAACATGTTAGACAAAGTCACTCAAATAGAAACAATTAAATATGATCGTGATGTCTCATATTCTTATGCTGCTAGTCGTTTATCCACATATTGGACTAATCACAATATGGCTTGGTCTGACTTTATGCAGAAGCTAGCACAAACAGTTAGAACTAAAGAAGATTTAACTGAGTACAATAAAATGTCTAAGTCTGAACAAGCCGATATAAAAGATGTTGGTGGATTTGTCGGCGGATATTTAAAAGAAGGGAAACGGCGTGCTGGTCAAGTCATGAATCGTTCAATGCTAACACTTGATATCGATTATGCTGCTCAAGATATGACTGACATATTATCTATGTTTTATGATTTTGCATATTGTTTATATTCAACACATAAGCATAGAGAGATAAGTCCAAGACTGCGTTTAGTGATTCCTTTAAAACGAAATGTAAATGCAGATGAGTATGAAGCTATTGGACGTAAAGTGGCAGATATCGTTGGCATGGATTACTTCGATGATACAACTTATCAACCTCATAGGTTAATGTATTGGCCTTCAACTAGCAACGATGCAGAATTTTTCTTTACCTATGAAGATTTACCTTTGTTAGATCCAGATAAAATATTAAATGAATATGTTGATTGGACTGACACATTAGAATGGCCAACGTCTTCAAGGGAAGAGAGTAAGACTAAAAGATTAGCAGATAAGCAAGGTGACCCAGAAGAAAAGCCGGGAATTGTTGGCGCATTTTGTAGAGCCTATACGATAGAAGAAGCTATAGAAACTTTTATTCCTGATTTATACGAAAAACATTCTACTAACCGTTATACCTATCATGAAGGTTCAACTGCAGGTGGATTGGTGTTATACGAAAATAACAAGTTTGCCTATTCTCATCATAATACGGATCCCGTAAGCGGTATGCTTGTGAACAGTTTTGATTTAGTACGCATACACTTATATGGTGCTCAAGATGAAGACGCTAAAACAGATACTCCGGTTAATCGACTACCTAGTTATAAAGCAATGCAGCAAAGAGCGCAAAATGATGAAGTTGTTAAAAAGCAATTAATTAATGACAAAATGTCTGATGCAATGCAGGATTTCGATGAAATAGAAAATAGCGATGATGCATGGTCTGAAACGTTAGAAATTACTTCGAAAGGTACTTTCAAAGCTAGTATTCCAAATATAGAAATTATATTGCGTAATGATCCAAATTTAAAAGGAAAAATAGCCTTTAACGAATTTACGAAACAAATTGAATGTTTAGGGAAAGTGCCATGGAATACTAATTTTAAGACACGTCAATGGCAAGACGGTGATGATAGCAGTTTAAGAAGTTATATCGAAAAGATTTATGACATACACCATTCAGGTAAAACAAAAGATGCCATTATAAGCGTAGCAATGCAAAATGCTTATCATCCAGTAAGGGATTATCTAAATAAAATATCGTGGGATGGACATAAACGTCTTGAAAAGTTATTTATCAAATACTTAGGTGTTGAAGACACTGAAGTGAATAGAACAACTACCAAAAAAGCATTGACTGCTGGAATCGCTCGAGTAATGGAGCCTGGATGTAAATTTGACTATATGCTTACACTTTATGGTCCTCAAGGTGTAGGTAAATCTGCTTTGCTAAAAAAATTAGGTGGTGCATGGTTTTCTGACAGTTTAGTTTCTGTTACAGGTAAAGAAGCTTATGAGGCCTTACAAGGCGTTTGGCTAATGGAAATGGCAGAACTTGCAGCTACAAGAAAAGCTGAAGTTGAAGCTATTAAGCATTTCATATCTAAACAAGTTGACCGATTTCGTGTTGCTTATGGGCATTATATTGAAGATTTTCCAAGGCAATGTATTTTCATTGGTACAACTAATAAAGTTGATTTCTTAAGAGATGAAACTGGTGGAAGACGTTTTTGGCCAATGACTGTAAATCCAGAGAGAGTTGAAGTGAACTGGTCTAAACTAACCAAAGATGAGATCGACCAAATTTGGGCAGAAGCTAAACACTATTATGAACAAGGAGAAGAGTTATTCCTTAACCCTGAACTAGAAGAAGAAATGCGTTCAATCCAAAGCAAACATACTGAGGAATCTCCATATACAGGTATTATTGATGAATATCTTAACACGCCAATCCCAAGCAATTGGGAAGACTTAACTATCTTTGAACGAAGACGATTTTATCAAGGTGATGTTGATATGTTACCAACAGGAAATGTAGATTACGTTGAAAGAAATAAGGTCTGTGCGCTTGAAGTGTTTGTTGAATGTTTTGGTAAAGATAAGGGAGATAGTAGAGGATCTATGGAAATTAGAAAGATTTCAAACATCTTAAGACAATTAGACAATTGGTCTGTATATGATGGTAATAAAAGTGGGAAAATTCGATTCGGAAAAGATTATGGTGTACAGATAGCGTATGTAAGAGATGAAAGTTTAGAGGATTTAATATAAGAAATATTGAATAAATATACATTTTTAGATGTTGTATCAAATGTTGCATCATTTTTTGAGTGATGCAACACGGTGGTGTAAAAAGTAATCTTAGGTGTTGTATCATTTTTGGTGATGCAACATTGATGCAACAAATGATACAACACCTCTTCCCCTTCTCGCTGTAGGGTTCAACCCTGTTTGTTTCCAATGTTGCATCAAATTCACTATAAAGTTTAAAAAGTAGTGTTAGGGAGTAAAGGGGTATAGGGGTAACCCTCTAACAGCTATTTTTAAAAGTTTGGCAAGAATTGATGCAACATCGGAACACAAATATAAATTTTGTATACAAGGTGAATATATGAAAGAATCGACATTAGAAAAATATTTAGTGAAAGAGATAACAAAGCTAAACGGTTTATGTTTAAAATGGGTTGCACCTGGAACAAGAGGTGTGCCAGATAGAATTATTATTATGCCAGAAGGAAAAACATATTTTGTAGAAATGAAGCAAGAAAAAGGAAAGTTGCATCCTTTACAAAAATATGTGCATAGACAATTTGAAAATAGAGATCATAAAGTATATGTGTTATGGAATAAAGAACAAGTAAATACTTTTATCAGAATGGTAGGTGGAACATTTGGCGATTGACTTCAAACCACATAGCTATCAAAAGTATGCAATAGATAAAGTGATAGATAATGAGAAATACGGTCTGTTTTTAGATATGGGTCTAGGGAAAACAGTATCAACACTTACAGCATTTAGTGAATTGCAGTTGTTAGACACTAAAAAAATGTTAGTTATAGCACCTAAACAAGTTGCTAAAGATACATGGGTTGATGAAGTTGATAAGTGGAACCATTTAAATCATCTGAAAGTGTCTTTAATCTTAGGAACACCTAAAGAAAGAAATGATGCATTAAACACAGAGGCTGATATCTATGTAACCAATAAAGAAAATACTAAATGGTTATGTGATCAATATAAAAAAGAATGGCCATTTGACATGGTTGTGATTGATGAACTGTCTACATTTAAAAGTCCTAAGAGTCAAAGGTTTAAATCTATTAAAAAGAAATTACCACTCATTAATAGATTTATAGGATTAACAGGAACACCTAGTCCAAATAGTTTACAGGATTTATGGGCTCAAGTTTATTTGATAGACAGAGGTGAAAGACTTGAGTCTTCATTCAGTCGTTATCGAGAAAGGTACTTTAAACCAACTCATCAAGTTAGCGAACATATTTTTAAGTGGGAGCTAAGAGACGGATCTGAAGAAAAGATATATAAACAAATAGAAGATATATGTTTAAGCATGAAAGCGAAAGATTATCTGGATATGCCTGACAGAGTTGATACTAAACAAACAGTAGTCTTATCAGAAAAAGAAAGAAAAGTATATGAAGAATTAGAAAAAAACTATATTTTAGAATCGGAAGAAGAAGGAACAGTTGTAGCTCAAAATGGGGCATCATTAAGTCAGAAACTACTTCAACTATCTAACGGCGCAGTTTATACAGATGAGGAAGATGTAAGACTTATACATGATAAGAAGTTAGATAAGTTAGAGGAAATTATAGAGGAGTCTCAAGGCCAACCAATACTATTGTTTTATAACTTCAAACACGATAAAGAAAGAATACTTCAAAGGTTTAAGGAAGCAACCACATTAGAGGATTCAAACTATAAAGAACGTTGGAACAGTGGAGACATTAAGTTGCTTATAGCACATCCAGCAAGTGCAGGACATGGATTAAACTTACAACAAGGTGGGCACATTATTGTTTGGTTTGGACTTACATGGTCCTTGGAATTATACCAACAAGCAAATGCTAGATTATATAGACAAGGACAAAATCATACGACTATTATTCATCACATCATGACCGATAACACAATAGATCAAAGAGTATATAAAGCTTTACAAAATAAAGAACTAACGCAAGAAGAATTGATGAAAGCTATTAAAGCAAGAATAGCTAAGCATAAGTAATGGAGGTATAAGATGGGAAAGGCATCATATGATATTAAGCCAGGAACATTTAAATATATTGAATCAGAAATATATAATTTAAATGAGAACAAGAAAGAGATAAATAGATTGAGAATGGAGATACTTAACCCAACGAAAGAACTAGACACCAACATTGTGTATGGACCGTTACAAAAAGGAGAGCCAGTTAGAACAACTGAGTTAATGGCGACAAGGTTATTGACTAATAAGATGTTACGTAACTTAGAAGAGATGGTTGAAGCAGTTGAAAGTGAGTACTTAAAGTTACCTGAAGATCATAAGAAAGTAATAAGGTTAAAGTATTGGAATAAAGATAAGAAGCTAAAGATAGAACAAATAGGGGATGCTTGTCACATGCATCGCAATACAGTTACTACAATACGAAAGAACTTTGTTAAAGCGATAGCGTATCATGCAGGTATCAAATAACATTGTGCAAAGATTGTGCAAAAGGCCTACAAATCTGTAGTAATATGATAGTATCGGAAAGATGTATAAAGTTATACGACATAAATACATGAGGCGCATCGCTAAGCGGTGTGTCTTTTGTTATGCAATCAAAGAGGTGTAAGAGATGACCAAGCATAATAACATTTATAAGCATGGTCGTAAGTCATATCAATACGATTGGTTCTATCATTCAAAAGCATGGAAGAAGTTAAGAGAGATAGCATTAGATAGAGATAATTATCTTTGTCAAATGTGTTTACGCGAAGATATTATAACAGATGCAAAGATTGTGCATCACATTATTTATGTTGATGAAGATTTTAACAAAGCTTTAGACTTAGATAATCTAATGTCAGTTTGTTATAGCTGTCATAACAAAATTCATGCAAATGATAATGACAAAAGTAATCTTAAGAAAATTAGAGTTCTAAAAATTTAAATAAAAAAATTATTTAAATAAAATTTTATGCCCCCCTGCCCATCGGCTTAAAATGTTTTTTCGCCGGGTACCGGAGAGGCCCAAACGCTAGCAACGCGGATAAATTTTTCATGAAAGGGGGTCTTTATATGAAGTTAACAAAAAAACAGCTAAAAGAATATATAGAAGATTACAAAAAATCTGATGACATATTAATTAATTTGTATATAGAAACATATGAATTTTATTGTCGGTTAAGAGATGAACTTAAAAATAGTGATTTAATGATAGAGCATACAAACAAGGCTGGTGCGAGCAATATTATTAAGAATCCATTAAGCATAGAACTGACAAAAACAGTTCAAACACTAAATAACTTACTCAAGTCTATGGGTTTAACTGCAGCACAAAGAAAAAAGATAGTTCAAGAAGAAGGTGGATTCGGTGACTATTAAAGTTTTAAATGAACCTTCACCAAAACTATTAACAACATGGTATGCAGAGCAAGTCACTCAAGGGAAAATAAAAACAAGCAAATATGTTAGAAAAGAATGTGAGAGACATCTTAGATATCTAGAAAATGGAGGTAAATGGGTATTTGATGAAGAATTAGCGCATCGTCCTATTCGATTCATAGAAAAGTTTTGTAAACCTTCCAAAGGATCTAAACGTCAACTTGTATTACAACCATGGCAACATTTTATTATTGGCAGTTTGTTTGGTTGGGTTCATAAAGAAACAAAACTGCGCAGGTTTAAAGAAGCTTTGATATTTATGGGGCGAAAAAATGGTAAAACAACTACTATATCTGGTGTTGCTAACTATGCTGTTTCTCAAGATGGAGAAAACGGCGCTGAAATCCATCTTTTAGCAAACGTAATGAAACAAGCTAGAATATTATTCGATGAATCTAAGGCGATGATAAAAGCTAGCCCAAAGCTTGATAAAAATTTCAGAACATTAAGAGATGAAATCCATTATGACGCAACGATATCAAAAATTATGCCCCAAGCATCAGATAGCGATAAGTTAGATGGATTGAATACACACATGGGGATTTTTGATGAAATTCATGAATTTAAAGACTATAAATTGATTTCAGTTATAAAAAACTCAAGAGCTGCAAGGTTACAACCTCTTCTCATCTACATTACGACAGCAGGGTATCAATTAGATGGTCCACTTGTTGATATGGTAGAAGCGGGAAGAGACACCTTAGATCAAATCATAGAAGACGAAAGAACTTTTTATTATTTAGCATCTTTGGATGATGACGATGATATTAATGATTCGTCGAACTGGATAAAAGCAAATCCCAACTTAGGTGTCTCTATAAATTTAGATGAGATGAAAGAAGAGTGGGAAAAAGCTAAGAGAACACCAGCTGAACGTGGAGATTTTATAACCAAAAGGTTTAATATCTTTGCTAATAATGACGAGATGAGTTTTATTGATTACCCAACACTCCAAAAAAATAATGAAATTGTTTCTTTAGAAGAGCTGGAAGGCAGACCATGCACGATTGGTTATGATTTATCAGAAACAGAGGACTTTACAGCCGCGTGTGCTACTTTTGCGTTAGATAATGGTAAAGTTGCAGTTTTATCGCATTCATGGATTCCTAAGCACAAAGTTGAATATTCTAACGAAAAAATACCCTATAGAGAATGGGAAGAAGATGGCTTATTAACAGTGCAAGATAAGCCTTATATTGACTACCAAGATGTTTTAAATTGGATAATTAAGATGAATGAGCATTATGTAGTAGAAAAAATTACTTATGATAGAGCGAACGCATTCAAACTAAATCAAGAGTTAAAAAATTACGGGTTTGAAACGGAAGAAACAAGACAAGGAGCTTTGACCTTGAGCCCTGCATTGAAGGATTTAAAAGAAATGTTTTTAGATGGGAAAATAATATTTAATAATAATCCTTTAATGAAATGGTATATCAATAATGTTCAGTTGAAACTAGACAGAAACGGAAACTGGTTGCCGTCTAAGCAAAGCAGATATCGTAAAATAGATGGCTTTGCAGCATTTTTAAACACATATACAGATATTATGAATAAAGTTGTTTCTGACAAGGGTGAAGGAAACATAGAATTTATTAGTATTAAAGATATAATGCGTTAAGGAGGTGAATGTTATCGCAAAAGAGAATATTGTCACACGCATAAAGAAAAAATTGATAGACAATTGGATTGATCAGTCAGCTTCTAAGCTTTATGACTTTAGCCCATGGAAAAATAAATCTTTTTGGGGTGTAATCAATAATACGCTTGAAACTAATGAAACGATATTTTCAGCTATTACAAAGTTATCTAATTCGATGGCTAGTTTGCCCTTGAAAATGTATGAAGATTATAAAGTAGTTAATACAGAAGTATCTGATTTACTTACAGTGTCACCGAATAATTCTCTGAGCAGTTTTGATTTTATTAATCAAATTGAAACAATCAGAAATGAAAAAGGTAATGCATATGTGCTAATTGAACGAGACATCTATCATCAACCATCAAAGCTTTTCTTATTAAATCCAGATGTTGTTGAAATGTTAATTGAAAACCAATCACGTGAACTTTATTATTCCATTCATGCTGCAACTGGAAATAAATTGATTGTTCATAATATGGACATGTTGCATTTTAAACACATCGTGGCATCTAATATGGTGCAAGGCATTAGTCCGATTGATGTGTTGAAGAATACAACTGATTTTGATAATGCAGTAAGAACCTTTAATCTTACAGAAATGCAAAAACCTGATTCTTTCATGCTTAAATATGGTTCCAATGTAGGTAAAGAAAAAAGGCAGCAAGTGTTAGAAGATTTCAAACAGTACTATGAAGAAAACGGTGGAATATTATTCCAAGAGCCTGGTGTTGAAATCGAACCGTTACCTAAAAAATATGTCTCTGAAGATATAGTGGCAAGCGAGAATTTAACAAGAGAAAGAGTAGCTAACGTTTTTCAATTGCCCTCAGTATTCTTAAATGCAAGATCAAATACAAATTTCGCGAAAAATGAAGAGTTAAACAGATTTTACTTGCAGCATACCTTATTGCCAATCGTCAAACAGTATGAAGAAGAATTTAATCGGAAACTACTTACTAAAACAGACAGAGAAAAAAATAGGTATTTTAAATTTAACGTTAAATCTTATTTAAGGGCTGATAGTGCAACACAAGCAGAAGTGTACTTTAAAGCAGTTCGTAGTGGTTACTACACTATAAATGACATTAGAGAGTGGGAAGATTTACCACCAGTTGAAGGTGGAGATAAGCCGCTAATAAGCGGTGATTTATACCCAATTGACACGCCACTTGAATTAAGAAAATCTTTGAAAGGTGGTGATAAAAATGTCAATGAAAGCTAAGTATTTTCAAATGAAAAGAAAATCAAAAAGTAAAGGTGAAATATTTATTTATGGTGATATTGTAAGTGATAAATGGTTTGAAAGTGATGTAACTGCTACAGATTTCAAAAATAAACTAGATGAACTAGGAGACATCAGTGAAATAGATGTTCATATAAATTCATCTGGAGGCAGTGTATTTGAAGGGCATGCAATATACAATATGCTAAAAATGCATCCTGCAAAAATTAATATCTATGTCGATGCCTTAGCGGCATCAATTGCTAGTGTTATCGCTATGAGTGGTGACACTATTTTTATGCACAAAAACAGTTTTTTAATGATTCATAATTCATGGGTTATGACTGTAGGTAATGCAGAAGAATTAAGAAAGACAGCGGATTTACTTGAAAAAACAGATGCTGTTAGTAATTCAGCTTATTTAGATAAAGCAAAAGATTTAGATCAAGAACACTTAAAACAGATGTTAGATGCAGAAACTTGGCTTACTGCAGAAGAAGCCTTGTCTTTCGGCTTGATAGATGAAATTTTAGGAGCTAATGAAATAGCTGCTAGTATCTCTAAAGAGCAATATAAGCGTTTCGAGAACGTCCCAGAAGATTTAAAGAAAGATGTAGACAAAATCACTAAAATTGATGATGTAGATACATCTGAATTGGTTGAAACACCTAAAGAAAGTATGTCACTAGAAGAAAAAGAAAAAAGAGAAAAAATTAAACGCGAATGCGAAATTTTAAAAATGACAATGAATTATTAGGAGGAAATGAAATGCCGACATTATATGAATTAAAACAATCCTTAGGTATGATTGGACAACAATTAAAAAATAAAAATGATGAATTGAGTCAGAAAGCAACAGATCCAAATATTGATATGGAAGACATCAAACAACTAGAAACAGAAAAAGCAGGTTTACAACAAAGATTTAACATTGTTGAAAGACAAGTGCAAGACATTGAAGAGAAAGAAAAAGCGAAAGTTAAAGATAAAGGAGAAGCTTATCAATCTTTAAGTGATAATGAGAAGATGGTTAAAGCTAAGGCAGAGTTTTATCGTCACGCGATTTTACCAAATGAATTTGAAAAACCTTCAATGGAGGCACAACGTTTATTACACGCTTTACCAACAGGAAATGATTCAGGTGGAGATAAGCTCTTACCAAAAACACTTTCTAAAGAAATTGTTTCAGAACCATTTGCTAAAAACCAATTACGTGAAAAAGCTCGTCTAACTAACATTAAAGGTTTAGAGATTCCAAGAGTTTCATACACTTTAGACGATGATGATTTCATTACAGACGTAGAAACAGCAAAAGAATTAAAAGCAAAAGGTGATACAGTCAAGTTCACTACTAATAAATTCAAAGTATTTGCTGCAATTTCAGATACTGTAATTCATGGATCAGATGTAGATTTAGTAAACTGGGTTGAAAACGCACTACAATCAGGATTAGCAGCTAAAGAGCGTAAAGATGCCTTAGCAGTAAGTCCTAAATCTGGATTAGAACACATGTCATTTTATAATGGATCTGTTAAAGAAGTTGAGGGAGCAGACATGTATGATGCTATTATTAACGCTTTAGCAGATTTACATGAAGATTATCGTGATAACGCAACAATTTATATGCGATATGCAGATTATGTCAAAATTATTAGTGTTCTTTCAAATGGAACAACAAATTTCTTTGACACACCAGCAGAAAAAGTATTTGGCAAACCAGTAGTATTTACAGATGCAGCAGTTAAACCTATTGTGGGAGATTTCAATTATTTTGGAATTAACTATGATGGAACAACTTATGACACTGATAAAGATGTTAAAAAAGGCGAATATTTGTTTGTATTAACAGCATGGTATGATCAGCAACGTACATTAGACAGTGCATTCAGAATTGCAAAAGCAAAAGAAAATACAGGTCCATTACCCAGCTAAGCCCCAAAAGGTTAATGTAACAGCTAAGGCTAAATCAGCTGTAATATCAGCCGAATAGGGGTGATGAAATGAGTTTAGAAGAAATTAAATTGTGGTTGAGAATTGACTATAATTTCGAAAATGATTTAATTGAAGGTCTCATTCAATCGGCTAAGTCTGAATTACTATTAAGTGGGGTTCCAGATTATGACAAAGATGACTTGGAATACCCGCTTTTTTGTACAGCGATTAAATATATCATTGCAAGAGATTATGAAAGTCGTGGATACTCAAATGACCAATCTAGAAGCAAGGTGTTTAATGAAAAAGGATTGCAAAAAATGATTTTGAAATTAAAAAAGTGGTAGGTGATTTTTAAATGGAATTTAATGAATTTAAAGATCGCGCGTATTTTTTTCAATATATAAACAAAGGACCATATCCAGATGAAGAGGAAAAAATGAAATTGTATAGTTGCTTTTGTAAAATTTATAATCCTTCTATGAAAGATAGAGAAATTTTAAAAGCGACTGAATCAAAATCAGGATTAACCATAATTGTCAGGTCTTCTAAAACTGAATATCTACCACAAACAAATCACTTAGTTAAAATTGACAGTGCATTATATTCCGATAAATTATTCAACATTGTAGAAATAAGAATTGATACACCAGATATTGGCTATAATACAGTGGTTTTATCAGAAAAATGAGTGTAGAAATTAAAGGGATACCTGAAGTGTTGAATAAATTAGAATCGGTATACGGTAAACAAGCAATGCAGGCTAAGAGTGATAAAGCTTTAAATGAAGCATCTGAATTTTTTATAAAGGCTTTAAAGAAAGAGTTCGAGAGCTTTAAAGATACGGGTGCCAGTATAGAAGAAATGACTAAATCTAAGCCTTATACAAAAGTTGGCAGTCAAGAAAGGGCTGTTTTAATTGAATGGGTAGGCCCTATGAATCGCAAAAACATTATTCACTTGAATGAACATGGTTATACAAGAGATGGAAAAAAATATACACCAAGAGGTTTTGGAGTTATTGCAAAAACATTAGCTGCTAGCGAACGTAAGTATAGAGAAATTATAAAAAAGGAGTTGGCCAGATAAATGAATATATTAAACACCATAAAAGGAATTTTATTATCTGATGCAGAGCTCAAAACACATATAAATTCTAGAATATACTATTACAAAGTCACTGAAAACGCTGAAACTTCCAAACCCTTTGTTGTTATTACACCTGTTTATGATTTGCCTTCAGACTTTATGTCTGATAAATATCTCAGTGAAGAATACTTAATTCAAATAGATGTAGAATCTTCAAATAATCAGAAAACAATTGATATAACAAAACGAATAAGATACCTGTTATATCAACAAAATTTAATTCAAGCATCTAGTCAGTTAGATGCTTATTTTGAAGAAACTAAACGTTATGTGATGTCGAGACGATATCAAGGCATACCCAAAAATATATATTATAAAAATCAGCGCATCGAATAGGTGTGCTTTTTAATTTTTAAGGAGGAAATAAGCAATGGCAGAAGGACAAGGTTCTTATAAAGTAGGTTTTAAAAGATTATACGTTGGAGTTTTTAACCCAGAAGCAACAAAAGTAGTTAAACGCATGACATGGGAAGATGAAAAAGGTGGTACAGTTGACCTAAATATCACAGGTTTAGCACCAGATTTAGTAGATATGTTTGCATCTAACAAACGTGTATGGATGAAAAAACAAGGTACTAATGAAGTTAAGTCTGACATGAGTATTTTCAATATTCCAAGTGATGATTTAAACACAGTTATTGGACGTACTAAAGATAAAAATGGTACATCTTGGGTAGGAGAGAATACAAGAGCACCGTATGTAACAGTAATTGGCGAATCGGAAGATGGTTTAACAGGTCAGCCGGTATATGTAGCCTTACTTAAAGGTACTTTTAGTTTAGATTCAATTGAATTTAAAACACGAGGTGAAAAAGCAGAAGCCCCAGAACCTACAAAATTAACAGGTGACTGGATGAATAGAAAAGTTGATGTTGATGGAACGTCACAAGGTATTGTATACGGTTATCATGAAGGTAAAGAAGGAGAAGCAGAATTCTTCAAAAAAGTATTCGTTGGATACACGGACAGTGAAGATCATTCAGAGGATTCTGCAGGTTCGTTACCCAGCTAATCCCCAAAATGTTGAAGTAGCAGTTAATTCAAAATCTGCAACAGTTTCAGCAGAATAGGGGCTTTCAAAATAAATCAAAGGAGAATAATTTATGACTAAAACTTTAAAGGTTTATAAAGGAGACGACGTCGTAGCTTCTGAACAAGGTGAAGGCAAAGTGTCAGTAACTTTATCTAATTTAGAAGCGGATACAACTTATCCAAAAGGTACTTACCAAGTGGCATGGGAAGAAAATGGTAAAGAATCTAGTAAAGTTGATGTACCTCAATTCAAAACCAATCCAATTCTAGTCTCAGGCGTATCATTTACACCAGAAACTAAATCAATTATGGTAAATACCGATGACAATGTTGAGCCAAACATTGCACCAAGCACAGCAACGAATAAAATATTGAAATATACAAGTGAACATCCAGAATTTGTTACTGTAGATGAAAATACAGGAGCAATTCACGGTGTAGCTGAAGGTACTTCAGTAATCACTGCTATGTCTACTGATGGAAGCGATAAGTCAGGACAAATTTCAGTGACAGTAACAAACGGATAGGGATTTAAGGCGCAGTATATCTGCGTCTTTTTTATTTGAATAAAAGGAGCTAATACAATGATTAAATTTGAAATTAAAGATCGTAAAACAGGAAAAACAGAGAGCTATACAAAAGAAGATGTAACAATGGGCGAAGCAGAAAAATGCTATGAGTATTTAGAATTAGTAAACCAAGAGAATAAAAAAGAAGCACCTAACGCAACAAAAATGAGACAAAAAGAGCGACAGTTATTAGTAGATTTATTTAAAGATGAAGGATTGACTGAAGAAGATGTTCTGAACAAGATGAGTACTAAAACTTATACAAAAGCCTTACAAGATATATTTCGAGAAATCAATGGTGAAGATGAAGAAGATTCAGAAACTGAACCAGAAGAGATGGGAAAGACAGAAGAACAATCTCAATAAAAGACATTTTATCGAACATTAAGAAAATACAACGTTTCTGTATGGAGCAGTATGGGTGGACATTAACTGAAGTCAGAAAACAGCCGTATGTAAAACTTTTAGAAATACTTAATGAAGAGAATAAAGAAGAGACTGAAGAAAAACAAAGTGAACAAAAAGTCATTACAGGTACGGATTTAAGAAAACTTTTTGGAAGCTAGAAAGGAGGTTAATATGAATGAAAAAGTAGAAGGCATGACCTTGGAGCTGAAATTAGACCATTTAGGTGTCCAAGAAGGCATGAAAGGTTTAAAGCGACAATTAGGTGTTGTTAATAGTGAAATGAAAGCTAATCTGTCAGCATTTGATAAGTCTGAAAAATCAATGGAAAAATATCAGGCGAGAATTAAGGGGTTAAATGATAGGCTTAAAGTTCAAAAAAAGATGTATTCTCAAGTAGAAGATGAGCTTAAACAAGTTAACGCTAATTACCAAAAAGCTAAATCCAGTGTAAAAGATGTTGAGAAAGCATATTTAAAGTTAGTAGAAGCCAATAAAAAAGAAAAATTAGCTCTTGATAAATCTAAAGAAGCCTTAAAATCATCGAATACAGAACTTAAAAAAGCTGAAAATCAATATAAACGTACAAATCAACGTAAACAAGATGCGTATCAAAAACTTAAACAGTTGAGAGATGCAGAACAAAAGCTTAAGAATAGTAACCAAGCTACTACTGCACAACTAAAAAGAGCAAGTGACGCAGTACAGAAGCAGTCCGCTAAGCATAAAGCACTTGTTGAACAATATAAACAAGAAGGCAATCAAGTTCAAAAACTAAAAGTGCAAAATGACAATCTTTCAAAATCAAATGATAAAATTGAAAGTTCTTACGCTAAAACTAATACTAAATTAAAGCAAACAGAAAAAGAATTTAATGATTTAAACAATACTATTAAGAATCATAGCGCTAATGTCGCAAAAGCTGAAACAGCTGTTAATAAAGAAAAAGCTGCTTTAAATAATTTGGAGCGTTCAATAGATAAAGCTTCATCCGAAATGAAGACTTTTAACAAAGAACAAATGATAGCTCAAAGTCATTTCGGTAAACTTGCAAGTCAAGCGGATGTCATGTCAAAGAAATTTAGTTCTATTGGAGACAAAATGACTTCCCTGGGACGTACAATGACGATGGGCGTATCTACACCAATTACTTTAGGGTTAGGTGCAGCATTAAAAACAAGTGCAGACTTTGAAGGCCAAATGTCTCGAGTTGGAGCGATTGCGCAAGCAAGCAGTAAAGACTTGAAAAGCATGTCTAATCAAGCAGTTGACTTAGGAGCTAAAACCAGTAAAAGTGCTAACGAAGTTGCTAAAGGTATGGAAGAATTGGCAGCTTTAGGCTTTAATGCCAAACAAACAATGGAGGCTATGCCAGGTGTTATCAGTGCAGCAGAAGCAAGTGGTGCAGAAATGGCTACAACTGCAACTGTAATGGCTTCAGCGATTAACTCTTTCGGTTTAAAAGCATCTGATGCAAATCATGTTGCTGATTTACTTGCGAGATCAGCAAATGATAGTGCTGCAGATATTCAGTACATGGGAGATGCATTGAAGTATGCTGGTACTCCTGCAAAAGCATTAGGAGTTTCAATAGAGGACACTTCCGCAGCAATTGAAGTTTTATCTAACTCAGGTTTAGAGGGTTCTCAAGCAGGTACTGCCCTAAGAGCTTCATTTATCAGGCTAGCTAATCCAAGTAAAAATACAGCTAAGGAAATGAAAAAATTAGGTATTCATTTGTCTGATGCTAAAGGTCAATTTGTTGGCATGGGTGAATTGATTAGACAGTTCCAAGATAATATGAAAGGCATGACGAGAGAACAAAAACTAGCTACAGTGGCTACAATAGTTGGTACTGAAGCAGCAAGTGGATTTTTAGCCTTGATTGAAGCGGGACCAGATAAAATTAATAGCTATAGTAAATCCTTAAAGAATTCCAATGGCGAAAGTAAAAAAGCAGCAGATTTGATGAAAGATAATCTCAAAGGCGCTCTGGAACAATTAGGTGGCGCTTTTGAATCATTAGCAATCGAAGTCGGTAAAGATTTAACGCCTATGATTAGAGCAGGAGCGGAAGGTTTAACAAAATTAGTTGATGGATTTACACATCTCCCTGGTTGGGTTAGAAAAGCTTCAGTAGGATTAGCACTTTTTGGTGCAGCAATTGGACCTGCAGTTCTTGCTGGAGGGTTATTAATACGTACAGTTGGAAGTGCTGCTAAAGGATATGCGTCATTAAATAGACGTATTGCTGAAAATACAATCCTTTCAAATACTAATTCAAAAGCAATGAAATCTTTAGGTCTTCAAACATTATTTCTTGGTTCTACAACAGGAAAAACGTCAAAAGGCTTTAAAGGGTTAGCCGGAGCTATGATGTTTAATTTAAAACCTATAAATGTTTTGAAAAATTCTGCAAAGCTAGCAATTTTACCGTTCAAACTTTTGAAAAACGGTTTAGGATTAGCTGCAAAATCTTTATTTGCAGTAAGTGGAGGCGCAAGATTTGCGGGTGTAGCCTTAAGGTTTTTAACAGGACCTATAGGTGCTACAATAACTGCTATTACAATTGCGTATAAAGTTTTTAAAACCGCATATGATCGTGTGGAATGGTTCAGAAACGGTATTAACGGTTTAGGAGAAACTATAAAGTTTTTTGGTGGTAAAATTATTGGCGGCGCTGTTAGAAAGCTAGGAGAGTTTAAAAACTATCTTGGAAGTATCGGCAAAAGCTTCAAAGAAAAGTTTTCAAAAGATATGAAAGATGGTTATAAATCATTAAGCGACGATGACCTTCTCAAAGTAGGAGTCAACAAGTTTAAAGGATTTATGCAAACCATGGGCACAGCTTCTAAAAAAGCGTCTGATACTGTAAAAGTGTTAGGGAAAGGTGTTTCAAAAGAAACAGAAAAAGCTTTAGAAAAATATGTGCATTATTCTGAAGAAAATAGCAGAATCATGGAAAAAGTACGTTTAAACTCGGGTCAGATATCAGAAGACAAAGCAAAAAAACTTTTGAAAATTGAAACGGATTTATCTAATAACCTTATAGCTGAAATAGAAAAAAGAAATAAAAAGGAACTCGAAAAAACTCAAGAACTTATTGATAAGTATAGTGCATTCGATGAACAAGAAAAGCAAAACATTTTAACTCGAACTAAAGAAAAAAATGACTTGCGAATTAAAAAAGAGCAAGAACTCAATCAGAAAATCAAAGAATTGAAAGAAAAAGCTTTGAGTGATGGTCAGATTTCAGAAAATGAAAGAAAAGAAATTGAAAAGCTTGAAAATCAAAGACGTGATATCACTGTTAAAGAATTGAGTAAGACTGAAAAAGAGCAAGAGCGTATTTTAGTAAGAATGCAAAGAAACAGAAATGCTTATTCAATAGACGAAGCGAGCAAAGCAATTAAAGAAGCAGAAAAAGCAAGAAAAGCAAGAAAAAAAGAAGTGGACAAGCAATATGAAGATGATGTCATTGCTATAAAAAATAACGTCAACCTTTCTAAGTCTGAAAAAGATAAATTGTTAGCTATTGCTGATCAAAGACATAAAGATGAAGTAAGAAAAGCAAAATCTAAAAAAGATGCTGTAGTAGATGTTGTTAAAAAGCAAAATAAAGATATTGATAAAGAAATGGATTTATCCAGTGGACGTGTATATAAAAATACTGAAAAGTGGTGGAATGGCCTTAAAAGTTGGTGGTCTAACTTTAGAGAAGACCAAAAGAAAAAAAGCGATAAATACGCTAAAGAACAAGAAGAAACAGCTCGTAGAAACAGAGAAAATATAAAGAAATGGTTTGGAAATGCTTGGGACGGCGTAAAAAGTAAAACTGGCGAAGCCTTTAGTAAAATGGGCAGAAATGCTAATCATTTTGGCGGCGAAATGAAAAAAATGTGGAGCGGAATCAAAGGGATTCCAAGCAAATTAAGTTCAGGTTGGAGCTCAGCCAAAAGTTCTGTAGGATACCACACTAAGGCTATAGCTAATAGTACTGGTAAATGGTTTGGAAAAGCTTGGCAATCTGTTAAATCGACAACAGGAAGTATTTACAATCAAACTAAGCAAAAGTATTCAGATGCTTCAGATAAAGCTTGGGCGCATTCAAAATCTATTTGGAGAGGCACATCAAAATGGTTTAGCAATGCATATAAAAGTGCAAAGGGCTGGCTAACGGATATGGCTAATAAATCTCGCGCGAAATGGGATAATATTTCTAGTACAGCTTGGTCGAATGCAAAATCCGTTTGGAAAGGAACATCGAAATGGTTTAGTAACTCATACAAATCTTTAAAAGATTGGACTGGGGATATGTATTCAAGAGCCCACGATCGTTTTGATGCAATTTCAAGTTCGGCATGGTCTAACGCTAAATCAGTATTTAATGGTTTTAGAAAATGGCTATCCAAAACATATGATTGGATTAGAGATATTGGTAAAGACATGGGAAGAGCTGCGGCTGATTTAGGTAAAAATGTTGCTAATAAAGCTATTGGCGGTTTGAATAGCATGATTGGCGGTATTAATAAAATATCTAAAGCCATTACTGATAAAAATCTCATCAAGCCAATACCTACATTGTCTACTGGTACTTTAGCAGGAAAGGGTGTAGCTACCGATAATTCGGGAGCATTAACGCAACCGACATTTGCTGTATTAAATGATAGAGGTTCTGGAAACGCCCCAGGTGGTGGAGTTCAAGAAGTAATTCACAGGGCTGACGGAACATTCCATGCACCCCAAGGACGAGATGTGGTTGTTCCACTAGGAGTTGGGGATAGCGTAATAAATGCTAATGACACTCTGAAGTTACAGCGTATGGGTGTTTTACCAAAGTTTCATGGAGGTACGAAAAAGAAAGATTGGCTAGACCAACTTAAAGGTAATATAGGTAAAAAAGCAGGAGAATTTGGAGCTACAGCTAAAAACACAGCGCATAATATCAAAAAAGGTGCAGAAGAAATGGTTGAAGCAGCAGGCGATAAAATCAAAGATGGTGCATCTTGGTTAGGCGATAAAATCGGCGATGTGTGGGATTACGTACAACATCCAGGGAAACTAGTAAATAAAGTAATGTCAGGTTTAAATATTAATTTTGGAGGCGGAGCTAACGCTACAGTAAAAATAGCTAAAGGCGCATACTCATTGCTCAAAAAGAAATTAGTAGACAAAGTAAAATCGTGGTTTGAAGATTTCGGTGGTGGAGGCGATGGAAGCTATCTATTTGAATATCCAATCTGGCAAAGATTTGGACGCTACACAGGTGGACTTAACTTTAATGGCGGTCGTCACTATGGTATAGACTTTGGTATGCCTTCTGGAACAAACGTTTATGCCGTTAAAGGTGGTATAGCAGATAAGGTATGGACTGATTACGGTGGCGGTAATTCTATACAAATTAAGACTGGTGCTAATGAATGGAACTGGTATATGCATTTATCTAAGCAATTAGCAAGACAAGGCCAACGTATTAAAGCTGGTCAACTGATAGGGAAATCAGGTGCTACAGGTAATTTCGTTAGAGGAGCACACTTACATTTCCAATTGATGCAAGGGTCACATCCAGGGAATGATACAGCTAAAGATCCAGAAAAATGGTTGAAGTCACTTAAAGGTAGTGGCGTTCGAAGTGGTTCAGGTGTTAATAAGGCTGCATCTGCTTGGGCAGGCGATATACGTCGTGCAGCAAAACGAATGGGTGTTAATGTTACTTCGGGTGATGTAGGAAATATTATTAGCTTGATTCAACACGAATCAGGAGGAAATGCAGGTATAACTCAATCTAGTGCGCTTAGAGACATCAACGTTTTACAGGGCAATCCAGCAAAAGGATTGCTTCAATATATCCCACAAACATTTAGACATTATGCTGTTAGAGGTCACAACAATATATATAGTGGTTACGATCAGTTATTAGCGTTCTTTAACAACAGATATTGGCGCTCACAGTTTAACCCAAGAGGTGGTTGGTCTCCAAGTGGTCCAAGAAGATATGCGAATGGTGGTTTGATTACAAAGCATCAACTTGCTGAAGTGGGTGAAGGAGATAAACAGGAGATGGTTATCCCTTTAACTAGACGTAAACGAGCAATTCAATTAACTGAACAGGTTATGCGCATCATCGGTATGGATGGCAAGCCAAATAACATCACTGTAAATAATGATACTTCAACAGTTGAAAAATTGTTGAAACAAATTGTTATGTTAAGTGATAAAGGAAATAAATTAACAGATGCATTGATTCAAACTGTTTCTTCTCAGGATAATAACTTAGGTTCTAATGATGCAATTAGAGGTTTAGAAAAAATATTGTCAAAACAAAGTGGGCATAGAGCAAATGCAAATAATTATATGGGAGGTTTGACTAATTAATGCAATCTTTTGTAAAAATCATAGATGGTTACAAGGAAGAAGTAATAACAGATTTTAATCAGCTTATATTTTTAGATGCAAGGGCTGAAAGTCCAAACACCAATGATAACAGTGTAACTATTAACGGAGTAGATGGTATTTTACCGGGCGCAATTAGTTTTGCGCCTTTTTCATTAGTATTAAGGTTTGGCTATGATGGTATAGATGTTATAGATTTAAATTTATTTGAGCATTGGTTTAGATCTGTGTTTAATCGCAGACATCCTTATTATGTTATTACTTCTCAAATGCATGGTGTTAAATATGCAGTGAATACAGCTAATGTTACATCTAATTTAAAAGATGGTTCTTCAACTGAAATTGAAGTAAGTTTAAATGTTTATAAAGGGTATTCTGAATCAGTTAATTGGACCGATAGCGAGTTCTTATTCGACTCTAATTGGATGTTTGAAAATGGAATTCCTCTTGATTTCACACCTAAATATACTCATACATCAAATCAATTTACTATTTGGAACGGTTCTACTGATACGATAAATCCACGATTCAAGCACGATTTGAAAATATTAATTAATTTAAATGCGAGTGGAGGATTTGAACTGGTTAACTATACAACAGGTGATATTTTTAAGTACAACAAAAGTATAGATAAAAACACTGATTTTGTTTTAGATGGTGTGTATGCATATCGAGATATAAATAGAGTGGGAATTGATACAAATAGAGGCATTATAACATTAGCGCCAGGTAAAAATGAATTTAAGATTAAAGGAGACGTCAGTGATATTAAAACTACATTTAAGTTTCCTTTTATTTATAGGTAGGTGATTTAATGGATTATCATGATCATTTATCAGTAATGGATTTTAATGAATTGATTTGTGAAAATTTACTAGATGTAGATTATGGTTCTTTTAAAGAATATTATGAACTGAATGAAGCTAGGTACATCACCTTTACAGTTTATAGAACTACTCATAATAGTTTTGTTTTTGATTTATTGATTTGTGAAAACTTCATAATTTATCATGGTGAAAAATATACAATTAAGCAGACAGCGCCAAAGGTTGAAGGTGATAAAGTTTTTATTGAAGTTACGGCATATCACATAATGTATGAATTTCAAAATCACTCAGTGGAATCAAATAAGCTTGATGACGACAGTAGCGAAACTGGTAAAACGCCAGAATACTCTTTAGATGAGTACTTAAGATATGGATTTGCAAATCAAAAAACTTCGGTCAAAATGACCTATAAAATAATTGGAGATTTTAAGCGAAAAGTACCGATTGACGAATTAGGTAACAAAAACGGCTTAGAATACTGTAAAGAAGCGGTAGACCTGTTTGGCTGTATAATTTACCCAAATGATACAGAGATTGGTTTTTATTCTCCTGAAACATTTTATCAAAGAAGCGAGAAAGTGATTCGATATCAATATAATACTGATACTGTATCTGCAACTGTCAGTACATTGGAATTAAGAACAGCTATAAAAGTTTTTGGAAAAAAGTATACAGCTGAGGAAAAGAAAAATTATAATCCTATTAGAACAACTGACATTAAATATTCAAATGGTTTTATAAAAGAAGGTACTTATCGTACCGAAACAATTGGGTCTAAAGCTACTATTAACTTTGATTGCAAGTATGGTAATGAAACAGTTAGATTTACAATAAAAAAGGGCTCTCAAGGTGGAATATATAAGTTGATTTTAGACGGCAAGCAAATTAAGCAAATTTCTTGTTTTGCTAAGTCGGTTCAGTCTGAAACAATAGATTTAATAAAAAATATTGATAAAGGCAAGCACGTTTTAGAAATGATATTTTTAGGAGAAGACCCCAAAAATAGAATTGATATATCTTCAAATAAAAAAGCTAAGCCTTGTATGTATGTTGGAACTGAAAAATCAACAGTCTTAAATTTAATTGCTGATAATTCAGGTCGCAATCAATACAAAGCAATTGTCGACTACGTCGCAGATAGTGCAAAGCAGTTTGGGATTCGATATGCTAATACGCAAACAAATGAAGATATCGAAACACAGGATAAGCTGTTAGAATTTGCAAAAAAGCAAATAAATGATACTCCTAAGACTGAATTAGATGTTAATTATATAGGTTATGAAAAAATAGAGCCAAGAGATAGCTTATTTTTTGTTCATGAATTAATGGGATATAACACTGAATTAAAGGTTGTTAAACTTGATAGGTCACATCCATTTGTAAACGCAATAGATGAAGTGTCTTTCAGCAATGAAATAAAAGATATGGTACAAATTCAACAAGCACTTAACAGACGAGTTATTGCACAAGATAATAGATATAACTATCAAGCAAATCGTATAAATCATTTATACACTAGTACTTTGAATTCTCCTTTCGAGACAATGGATATAGGGAGTGTATTAATATAATGGCAACAGAAGAAGTTAAAATCAAAGCGCTACTTGAAAACGATAAACAGTACTTTCCAGCTACACACTGGAAAGCTATAAATGGGATACCTTATGCAGGCAGTAGTGATATTGATGGATTGCCTCAAGACGGTATCATTTCGGTAGATGATAAAAATAAATTAGATAAATTAAAAATAGGCGAAGCAGGAATTATTCAAAATAGCATTGTACAGAAATCCCCAAACGGTAAATTGTGGAAAATAACAGTTGACGATAGTGGGAAACTTGGTACAGTGCTATTTTATTAGAAAGGAAGGTGCATTATGGAAAATTTGTATTTAATAAAGGATTTGGGAGCTTTAGCAGGTCGAGATTATAGAGCTAAAGAAATTCAAAACCTGCAAAGAATAGAGCAATTTGCGCTTGGCTTGACAACAGAGTTTAAGTTGCATCAGAAAGCTAAAACAATGCAACACTTCGCTGAGCAAATTTATTATAATGGTAGATCGCAAGCAGCAGTAAACAAATCTTTACAAAGTCAAATTAACGCACTTGTTGTGGCACCACGTAATAACAGTGCTAATGAGATTGTTCAAGCTCGAGTTAATGTAAACGGCGAAACCTTTGACACATTAAAAGAACATTTAGACGATTGGGAAACCAAAACTCAAATTAATAAAGAGGAAACTATAAGAGAATTAAATAAGACCAAACAAGAAATTCTTGATATCGAGTATCGTTTTGAACCTGATAAGCAAGAGTTTTTATTTGTGACAGAACTTGCACCTCTTACAAATGCAGTAATGCAATCCTTCTGGTTTGATAATAGAACAGGCATAGTATACATGACACAAGCTAGAAATAATGGCTATATGCTAAGTCGTCTAAGACCTAATGGTCAATTTATAGACAGCTCATTGATTGTAGGTGGGGGTCATGGTACACATAACGGTTATAGATATATTGATGATGAGTTATGGATTTATAGTTTTATCTTAAATGGTAATAATGAGAATACATTAGTTCGTTTCAAGTATACGCCTAATGTGGAAATTAGCTATGGCAAGTATGGTATGCAAGATGTATTTACAGGACACCCAGAAAAACCCTACATCACCCCTGTCATAAATGAAAAAGAAAATAAAATTCTATACAGAATTGAGAGACCTAGAAGTCAGTGGGAACTTGAAAACTCAATGAATTATATAGAGATAAGAAGTTTAGACGATGTTGATAAAAATATTGATAAAGTTTTGCATAAAATCAGTATCCCTATGAGACTAACAAACGAAACCCAACCAATGCAGGGTGTGACTTTTGATGAAAAATACTTGTATTGGTATACAGGAGACAGTAATCCAAATAATAGAAACTATTTAACGGCTTTCGATTTAGAAACAGGAGAAGAAGCGTATCAGGTTAATGCTGACTATGGTGGAACACTAGATTCATTTCCTGGCGAATTTGCGGAAGCAGAAGGTTTGCAAATATACTATGACAAAGATAGTGGTAAAAAAGCTTTGATGCTAGGTGTTACTGTCGGTGGTGATGGAAATAGAACACATCGTATTTTCATGATTGGGCAAAGAGGTATTTTAGAAATACTTCACTCAAGAGGCGTTCCTTTTATCATGAGTGACACAGGTGGTAGAGTTAAACCTTTACCAATGAGGCCTGATAAACTTAAGAATCTTGGGATGTTAACAGAGCCAGGTCTTTACTATTTATACACTGATCATACAGTTCAAATCGATGATTTCCCATTACCAAGAGAATGGCGTGATGCAGGTTGGTTCTTGGAAGTTAAGCCACCACAAACTGGCGGTGATGTAATTCAGATATTGACGCGTAATAGTTATGCAAGGAATATGATGACTTTTGAAAGGGTGCTTTCTGGAAGAACTGGAGACATTTCGGACTGGAATTATGTGCCTAAAAATAGTGGTAAATGGGAGAGAGTACCTTCATTCATCACAAAAATGTCAGATATTAACATAGTAGGCATGTCGTTTTATTTAACTACGGATGATACAAAACGTTTTACAGATTTTCCAACTGAACGTAAAGGGGTAGCTGGTTGGAACTTATATGTAGAAGCTTCAAACACAGGTGGCTTTGTTCATAGGCTAGTTCGTAATAGTGTTACAGCATCTGCTGAGATACTATTGAAAAATTATGATAGTAAAACAAGTTCAGGGCCATGGACTTTACACGAAGGGAGAATTATAAGTTAATGAGTAATTTAGAGAAATCTGTAGCTATAAATTTAGAAAACACAGCGCATTATGAAAATATTTCAAATCTAGATATAACTTTTAGAACAGGAGAGAGTGATTCTTCTGTTCTTCTTTTTAATATCATTAAAAATAATCAACCGTTATTACTGAGTGAAGAAAATATCAAAGCACGAATAGCGATTCGAGGTAAAGGAGTAATGGTAGTTGCTCCACTAGAAATATTAGATCCATTTAAAGGTATTTTAAAATTTCAATTACCTAATGATGTAATTAAAAGAGATGGAAGTTATCAAGCTCAAGTTTCGGTTGCAGAATTAGGTAATTCAGACGTGGTAGTTGTAGAGAGAACTATCACATTTAACGTTGAAAAAAGTTTGTTTAGCAAGATTCCCTCTGAAACAAAACTACACTATATTGTTGAGTTTCAAGAATTAGAAAAAACTATTATGGATCGCGCGAAAGCAATGGACGAGGCTATAAAAAATGGTGAGGATTATGCGAGTCTGATTGAAAAAGCTAAAGAAAAAGGTCTATCAGATATTCAAATAGCAAAATCTTCAAGTATTGATGAATTAAAGCAACTTGCTAATAGCCGTATATCTGATTTGGAAAATAAAGCGCAAGCATATTCAAGAACATTCGATGAGCAAAAGCGATATATGGATGAGAAACATGAAGCCTTCAAGCAGTCAGTGAATAGTGGTGGTTTAGTCACAAGTGGTTCTACTTCAAATTGGCAAAAAGCTAAGATTACTAAAGATGATGGTAAGATAATGCAGATTACTGGATTTGATTTTAATAATCCAGAACAAAGAATAGGTGATTCAACCCAATTTATTTATGTTTCGCAAGCTATAAATTATCCAAGAGATGTTAGTACTAACGGTACTGTCGAATATTTAGTAGTAACTTCAGATTACAAGCGTATGACTTATCGACCGAACGGTACAAATAAAGTGTTTGTTAAAAGAAAAGAAGCGGGTTCATGGTCTGAGTGGTCAGAATTAGCTATTAATGATTACAATACACCTTTTGAAACTGTTCAAAGTGCCCAATCAAAAGCTAATATGGCCGAAAGTAACGCTAAATTATACGCAGATGACAAGTTTAATAAAAGGTATTCGGTTATTTTTGATGGAACAGCAAATGGTGTGGGCTCTACATTGTACTTAAATGAGAGTTTAGACCAATTTATTTTATTAATTTTTTATGGGACTTTTCCAGGTGGTGACTTTACAGAGTTTGGCAGTCCTTTTGGAGGAGGAAAGATTTCATTGAATCCCTCAAATCTTCCAGATGGTGATGGAAATGGTGGAGGTGTTTATGAGTTTGGATTAACTAAATCTAGTCGTACATCTTTAACTATATCAAACGATGTCTATTTCGACTTAGGAAGTCAAAGAGGCTCTGGTGCGAACGCAAATAGAGGGACAATTAACAAAATTATAGGAGTGAGAAAATAATGCAAATATTAGTTAACAAGCGTAATGAGATAATTTCATACGCTATCATTGGTGGCTTTGAAGAAGGTATTGATATTGAAAATTTACCAGAAAATTTCTCTCAAGTTTTTAGACCTAAAGCCTTTAAATATTCAAATGGGGAAATAGTTTTTAACGAAGATTATTCAGAAGAAAAAGATGACTTGCATCAACAGATTGACAGTGAAGAACAAAACACAGTCGCTTCTGATGACATCTTACGAAAAATGGTTGCTAGTATGCAGAAACAAGTTGTTCAAAGTACAAAGTTATCGATGCAAGTTAATAAGCAAAATGCACTAATGGCAAAACAACTTGTGACACTTAATAAAAAATTAGAAGAGGTTAAAGGAGAGACTGAAAATGCTTAAATTAATTTCACCAACATTCGAAGATATTAAAACATGGTATCAATTGAAAGAATATAGTAAAGAAGATATAGCGTGGTATGTAGATATGGAAGTTATAGATAAAGAGGAATATGCAATTATTACAGGAGAAAAGTATCCAGAAAATCTAGAGTCATAGGTTATAATCTTATGGCTTTTTAATTTGAATAAAGTGGGTGGTGTAATGTTTGGATTTACCAAACGACACGAACAAGATTGGCGTTTAACGCGATTAGAAGAAAATGATAAGACTATGTTTGAAAAATTCGACAGAATAGAAGACAGTCTGAGAACGCAAGAAAAAATTTATGACAAGTTAGATAGAAATTTCGAAGAACTAAGGCGTGACAAAGAAGAAGATGAAAAAAATAAAGAGAAAAATGCTAAAAATATTAGAGACATCAAGATGTGGATTCTAGGATTAATAGGGACGATTCTAAGTACATTTGTTATAGCCTTGTTAAAAACTATTTTTGGCATTTAAAGGAGGTGATTACCATGCTTAAGGGAATTTTAGGATATAGCTTTTGGTCGTGTTTCTGGTTTAGCAAGTGTAAGTAATAGTTAAGAGTCAGTGCTTCGGCACTGGCTTTTTATTTTGGAAAAAAGGAGCAAACAAATGGATATTAACTGGAAATTGAGATTTAAAAATAAAGCAGTATTAACAGGTTTAGTTGGTGCATTGTTGTTATTTATCAAACAAATCACAGATTTATTCGGATTCGATTTATCAACTCAATTAAATCAAGCCAGCGCGATTATAGGTGCTATCCTCACGCTACTTACAGGGATTGGCGTTATTACTGACCCAACGTCAAAAGGCGTCTCAGATTCATCTATAGCACAGACATATCAAGCGCCTAGAGATAGCAATAAAGAAGAACAACAAGTTACGTGGAAATCATCACAAGACAGCAGTTTAACGCCGGAATTAAGCACGAAAGCACCAAAAGAATATGATACATCACAACCTTTCACAGACGCCTCTAACGATGTTGGCTTTGACGTGAACGAGTATCATCACGGAGGTGGCGACAATGCAAGCAAAATTGACTAAAAAAGAGTTTATAGAGTGGTTGAAAACTTCTGAGGGAAAACAATTTAATATCGACCTTTGGTATGCATTTCAATGCTTTGATTATGCTAATGCTGGTTGGAAAGCTTTGTTTGGATTACTCCTAAAAGGTGTAGGCGCAAAAGATATTCCGTTCGCTAACAACTTCGACGGATTAGCTACTGTATACCAAAATACACCGGACTTTTTGGCACAACCCGGCGACATGGTTGTGTTCGGTAGTAATTACGGTGCAGGATACGGACACGTAGCATGGGTAATTGAAGCAACTTTAGATTATATCATTGTATATGAGCAGAATTGGCTAGGCGGTGGCTGGACTGACGGAATCGAACAACCCGGCTGGGGTTGGGAAAAAGTTACAAGACGACAACATGCTTACGATTTCCCTATGTGGTTTATCCGTCCTAACTTCAAAAGCGAAACAGCGCCACGATCAATACAATCTCCTACACAAGCACCTAAAAAAGAAACAGCTAAGCCACAACCTAAAGCAGTAGAACTTAAAATCATCAAAGATGTGGTTAAAGGTTATGACCTACCTAAGCGTGGTAGTAACCCTAAAGGTATAGTTATACACAACGACGCAGGAAGCAAAGGGGCGACTGCTGAAGCATATCGTAACGGATTAGTAAATGCACCTTTATCAAGATTAGAAGCGGGCATTGCGCATAGTTACGTATCAGGCAACACAGTTTGGCAAGCCTTAGATGAATCACAAGTAGGTTGGCATACCGCTAATCAAATAGGTAATAAATATTATTACGGTATTGAAGTATGTCAATCAATGGGCGCAGATAACGCGACATTCTTAAAAAATGAACAGGCAACTTTCCAAGAATGCGCTAGATTGTTGAAAAAATGGGGATTACCAGCAAACAGAAATACAATCAGATTGCACAATGAATTTACTTCAACATCATGCCCTCATAGAAGTTCGGTTTTACACACTGGTTTTGACCCAGTAACTCGCGGTCTATTGCCAGAAGACAAGCGGTTGCAACTTAAAGACTACTTTATCAAGCAGATTAGGGCGTACATGGATGGTAAAATACCGGTTGCCACTGTCTCTAATGAGTCAAGCGCTTCAAGTAATACAGTTAAACCAGTTGCAAGTGCATGGAAACGTAATAAATATGGTACTTACTACATGGAAGAAAGTGCTAGATTCACAAACGGCAATCAACCAATCACAGTAAGAAAAGTGGGGCCATTCTTATCTTGTCCAGTGGGTTATCAGTTCCAACCTGGTGGATATTGTGATTATACAGAAGTGATGTTACAAGATGGTCATGTTTGGGTAGGATATACATGGGAGGGGCAACGTTATTACTTGCCTATTAGAACATGGAATGGTTCTTCCCCACCTAATCAGATATTAGGTGACTTATGGGGAGAAATCAGTTAGAATGACATAGTCATGTCTATTTAAGCAGGTGCGTTACATACCTGCTTTCTATTTACATTTAAAGATAAAATGTGCTATTATTTTACTAGAACTTTTTAACATTTCTCTCAAGATTTAAATGTAGATAACAGGCAGGTACTACGGTACTTGCCTATTTTTTTATGTTATAATGTAATTACATTACCAGTAACCAATCTGGCTTAAAACCAAATTTCCGGTAGCCAATCCGGCTATGCAGAGGACTTACTTGCGTAAAGTAGTAAGAAGCTGACTGCATATTTAAACCACCCATACTAGTTGCTGGGTGGTTTTTATGTTATAATATAAATGTGAAATGGTCATTCTTGAAATGACTCGGTCGCTACTGGCACAGACCGT